CAACGATGACAAGCTAAAGCAGTGGGATGAATGGCGCTCACAGCGCACATGGGTCGGACTGACGGATGATGAAGTAGAAAGCTACTGGGACTGGGAGGATTTTCAAACAGGGGCGGGGCGTTCAACCATATTTGAAATGGTGCGTGACATTGAAGCCAAACTCAAGGAGAAGAACACATGACAACGGCTTACAACAGGATTGATCGCATATTGCGGGAAAAACTCAGTGACGATGATTACCCAAAATATAAAGAAGAACTAGATGCAATATGTCAAGCAAAAATACAGCGCACATGGGTAGACCTAACGCGCACACAAATTCAGAATGTTTATTTTGAAATCTTAAAAGAACATCGCGGCGGTCATCAGATGCAAGGGCAGCTTGCGTTTGGGGAGGCTTTGCAAGCCAAGATCAAGGAAGTCAACAGATGAAGTTCAAGAATCATCCGGCATTCCCTACGCACGAAGCTAAAGACTCAGGCAGGGCTGGCATATCAACGCTAGATTATTTTGCAGCTAAAGCCATGCAGTCACTTGTTGATGCTGCGCCAGAAGGGTATGAGTTGGACTATGACGACATCGCAAGAACGGCATACAAACAGGCGAAAGCCATGATGAAAGAGAGACAAACATGACACAAGATAAACATGAATGGCATTGCAGATGCGTGGACTGTCTTGAGGTAAAACTTAAACAGGCCAACGAAGAAATAGTAATGCTACACAAAGTCTGTGCCAGTAAAAAACAACGTTGGGTTGATTTAAACGAAGATGAAGTTTTGCGCTTGTGGCAGGCGTGCAAGATACCCGTGCATCTTGAGAAGCCAAATGACATTGGTCATAGGTTTGCACGGGCGCTTAGTTTTGGTTTGCGTGAGGTTAACTATTATGCGTTTTGTATTGACGCAAGAGAGGAGAAGAACACATGACACAGGAAGAAGCATTACGCAGAGCTATCGAAGCTTTAGAAAACATTAAAGCCGACCGACAAATTATTCCAACATCGGGATTAATTTCAGCACTCAAGGAAGCCCAACCACGCAAATGGGTAGGGCTGACGGAGGGTGAACAAGTTTTGCTTGCTCGGGACTACGGTGACACACCGCTTACTTTGATTTACGCAGTGGGAAATATGTTGAAGGAGAAGAACGGTGCTTGAAACAATCAGAACATGCTGGGGTAAGGTGCGCGGGTTGCGTGGTGAGCGTAGGACGGTAATTGAACAAGGAACAATGTGGCGCTGCACAAAGTGCCAGCTTATTTTTGTAACCAAGACAGCAGGAGAACAACATCAATGCCAAGACCAAAGAGTGAACTGACCAAATCAGGCAAAGCAGTAGGCATACGATTAACAGAATGGGAGTATCAAGAATGGATCAAACTTGGGGGGACAAAATGGCTGAGAGCCGCGCTAAAAGAAAACAAACAAAAGACCGTCCGGTCTTCGATGGAGTCCGTGAGTACAACGACTGGAACCCGTTCGAGCGCGTAGACCCCGCAGTCATTGCAGACATTCACAAACGCCACGATCACAACAAGATCGTACATACACTGGAAGATACAGAGGAGGAAGAAAATGGACAAACACTTTAACGGCACACGGGCTGACGACTTACAGATCAGCGGCAACCACTACAAAGAGATGGCAGTGCAGCCGTGGGAACTGATGGAGTCAGTGCTGACACACGAGGAGTTCGTCGGCTATCTGAAGGGTAACGTCATCAAGTACGCACTGCGTGCTGGACGCAAAGACGGCAGCGATGACTTGGGTAAGTGCAGGCACTACATGATGAAACTCAAAGAAGTACAGAACAAGGGCTAGGCGGTATACAGTTGTGATGTGTGTAAGCCTAGTAGATGCGACCACAACATCACGGACAGCAGTGGTGCCTAGCCTTTGGATTACTACTGCTGTTCGACTTTCCAACCGCGAAGCGAGGGGGCGCGGAATCTACTTGACCCCCTCACCAATTCAAAGGAAACTGTATGGCATCGACACCGGAAGTAAAAGTAAAAAAGCAAATCAGGAAGTTGCTGGATGAGCTTGGCGTGTACTACGCTATGCCAATAGGCACAGGCTACGGCAACTCAGGGGTGCCAGACTTTCTGGTATGCGCCAAGGGTGTGTTCATTGGCGTGGAAGCAAAGGCAGGGAAGAACAAACCCACCCTGCTTCAAGAAGAACATCTGCGCCGCATACGAAGCGCAGGGGGAGTGGCAATGGTAATTAACGAAGACAACATAAACGAACTCAGAAAGGTATTGACATGAACGAAGAAGAACGTATGGAAGCTCGATTGGCAGCAATGTCAGACGAAGAAAAAGCACACTTCAAGATGGTGGTGCTTGAACTCATCCAGTGCTACGGCCCTGATGGGAAGCAAGCGGTCATCCTGTTTCACGGTAGCGACAAGCTGGGCGGTATCGTCACACTCAACTGCAACGAGATGGAGGCGGCAGAACTTATGCTGGAAGCCAACGATTTTTTCGGCTACTTGAACGTTATTGGCGCACCCCCAAAGGAGGCATTTAATTGACTAAACCATTTGACCGCATCATCACCACCGACTTCGAGACTCGGTGGGACAAGCGTGACTACACGTTATCAAAGATGACAACAGAGGAGTACATCCGTGATAAGAGATTCAAAGCGTTTGGAGCATGCGTACATGAATTCGGAAGCAGTAGTCCAATTGAATGGGTTGGAGGAGATGGACTACGTGAATACTTTTCTGGAGTCGACTGGGGACGAACCGCCGTGCTTGCGCACAACGCACAGTTCGATGCATCCATTATGGAGTGGGTGTACAACGCCAGACCAGCATTCATCTTCGACACACTATCAATGGCACGCGCTTTACGCGGCGTGGAAGTTGGCAACTCCCTTGCGAAGCTGGCGCTCGACTTTGGACTTGAACCTAAAGGAACGGCAGTACACAGCACCGACGGTTTGATCGACCTCACCCCTGAAATTGAACAAGAACTTGCCGAGTACTGCGCCCATGATGTGTACCTGTGCGAAGAAATTTTCAAGCGATTCTCAGCCGGTTATCCCAAATCCGAACTACGACTGATCGACATGACGCTCAAGATGTACACACGCCCAACACTTGAGCTTGACAGCAAGATGTTGATACAAGCACTATCAGAAGAAGGAGAACTACGTGAAGGATTACTTCAACGCCTCGGCATACAAGAGGCTGAGCTTGCGTCGAACCCGAAGTTTGCTGATGTACTTCAAAGCCTCGGGGTTACTCCCCCGACTAAGGTCAGTAAAACTACCGGCAAAACGGCGTTCGCTTTTGCCAAGAACGATGCCCTCTTCCAAGCGTTACTCAATGGTGAACGTGAAGACGTTGCCCTCCTTTGTGAAGCACGCCTTAAAGTTAAATCCACGACAGAACGAACGAGGGCACAGCGATTTCTTGACATCAGTCAGCGCGGCAAACTACCGGTTCCGCTATCGTATTACGGTGCTCTCTCGGGCCGCTGGACGGCAGCAAAGGGTAGTGCCATCAACATGCAAAACCTCAAGCGCGGAAGTTTCCTACGCAAAGCAATTATGGCTCCCGAAGGCTACCAGCTCGTCGTGGGTGATCTCTCACAAATTGAACCGCGAGTCCTCGCGTGGCTTAGTGACTACCACGAGATGCTTGACATCTTCAGGGCTGATGGTGACCCTTACGCCGCTTTCGGTGCACAGATGTTTAACATACCCGGACTCACTAAGGTCAGCCACCCAGACTTGCGACAGTCTGCTAAGAGCGCGTTACTTGGTTGCGGGTACGGTCTCGGCTGGGCTTCGTTTGCGTCCCAGCTTCTTGTTGGCTTCCTTGGTGCGCCGCCTGTCAGGTACTCTAAGGACTTTGCCAAAGCACTCGGTGTAAGTTCTGAGTACGCAAAAGAGTTTGCCAAGTGGGACGGCAACGACACCAAGCTATTTGACATCCCCCACACTTGTTCTGATAAAGATTTGCTGGTGCATGCCCTTGCCGCCAAGGCAATCATAGACACCTACCGCCAGACCGCTTGGCCTATTGTGTCGATGTGGGGGTTGTTCAGTGAGCTTATACACAGATGTTTGTATATGGGTAAAGAGTACACCTACAAGTGTTTGACATTCCGCAAGGGTGAGATAGAATTGCCAAACGGAATGAAACTTCTGTATCCCAACCTGCGTCTTGAACAAGGTGACAACGGCAAACCGCAGTGGGTGTACGGCGAACACGCAACGAAACTATACGCAGGTAAGATAACGAATAATGTGACGCAAGCGCTTGCCAGAATCGTGATGACGGATGGCATGTTGAGGGTAGCGAAGAAGTACCCCATCGCTGGCACAGTACACGACGAGTTGATCGCCGTTGTACCGGATGAAGAAGTTGTTGACGCGAAGACTTGGGTCTTGGCGCAAATGACTATGGAGCCGAGTTACATGCCGGGGATACCTCTGGCCGCTGACGGTGGTGCACACCGTAGGTACGGGTTAGCAAAATCATGAGGAGAAGCACATGAAGATACCCAAGAAAATAACAGTGGGCACCAAGACCTACGCAATCATCAAGGTCAGGAAAGCAAAGACAAAGAACACCCTTGCCGCGATTGACTATCAGCACGGCATCATCTGGATGGCAACACACGACATGCAGGACAACAGGCTAGGCAACGCAGAGATGACTGACACGTTCTGGCATGAGTTGACGCACGCAGTACTTCACGACATGGGGCACGACCTGTGTTACGACGAGAAGTTTGTGACAGCGTTTGCCAACCGCCTATCCCTATCTGTGGACTCAGCCCAACTATGAAAAAGCTAGCATGGTCACACTCCTCCCTCAAAGACTTTGAGGGTTGTCAGCGCCGCTACCAAGAAGTCAAGGTACTCAAGAACTACCCGTTCACAGAGACTGAAGCAACGCGGTACGGCAATCAAGTCCACGAAGCATTGGAGTTGTACGTCAAGGAGGGCAAGCCAATACCTCCTGCGTACGCACAGTTCCAACCTGTGGTGGATGCGTTGCTGAATAAGTCTGGCCGTAAGCTGGCAGAGTACGAGATGGCGTTGACCACAGACCTATTGCCAACGAAGTGGAAAGCGGATAACGTATGGGTGCGTGGTATCGCAGACCTGTTAATTGTTGATGACGAAAACCTGACCGCATGGGTGGCAGACTACAAGACCGGCAACAACAAATACCCAGACCGCGATCAGCTTGTGCTCATGTCTATCATGGTGTTCGCACACTTCCCCCACATACGCAGGGTTAACTCTGCGTTATTGTTTCTTGTAAAGAATGACATTGTGAAAATGACAATGACCGCAGACGATGCAAAGAAACATTGGTGGAGCTACCGTGAACGCTACGCTCGGCTAGAAGCATCTTTTGCAAACGATGTTTGGAACCCAAATCAAACGCCTCTGTGCGGTTGGTGTCCGGTGAAAACATGCGAGTTCAATCCAAAACACTAAGGAACACTCATGC